AAGCACAAGCAATCATCGCGCAGGGTTCGTCGGTCGATTTTTTGGAGGTGCCGACATCGACCGTTACCCTGGATAAATGGAAGATTGCGCCCTGGGGCGAAATGAATAATCTGCCTGCCGAGTTGATGGATAAGATAATAAAATCGGACACGGTAGGATCGAACCTGAAACATAACATCGATATGATGTATAGTCAGGGAGTGAGGCCTTTTTTGAAAACCGTTGAAAAAGGCGTAGAACATCTGGAAGAATGCACCGATGACCGGGTTGTTGAGTTTTGCGAAGCGAATGACCTGGCAGGCTATTTTTTGGAACAATGCACCGATATGGCTACCTTCTTTAATGCCTTCCCGGAATTGATTCTGTCTGGTGACATGAATAGTGTTTATAGTTTGAAGCATAAAGAGGCTTCGTTTAGCCGTTGGGGTGTGTGCGACACCAAAACAGGTGAGATTATTAAACATTTTTATAGCGCCGAATGGGCTAAGGGAGCTAAAATTGAAAACACTACTGTATCGGATGTGTTGAACCGGAACAATCCGCTTGGCGATTTGCGCAACCGCATTGCAAGCCGATCGGTGGCACAAAAGCGGTTTATGCTTCAGGTGAATTACCCAACACCCGGGCGCGTGTATTACCAGCAGCCTTACTGGTGGTCGATATTTGGAAGTGGCAGCTACGACTACAGCACCATGATCTGGAATTTTAAAATTGCTTTGATGAAGAATGGACTTGCCGTGCGTTACATCATTTATGTGAGCGATAAATATTGGGATCTGATATTCGCTGAAGAAAAGATTGATCGTACCAATCCGGAAGCGATACAGGCACGCAAGCAAGCGGAGTTTACCAAGTTCCGTGATTTTTTGAGCAACGAAAAGAATGCCGGCAAAGGATTGATGGCACTCAAGAAAATGATTCCATCGGCCAACACCGCCATCGAGGAAAAATATATCGTGATTGAGGAAGTGAAAAACAGCCTGAAAGGTGGTGAATTTTTGGAAGATTCGTCGGAGGTATCGAACACGATCAACTACGCCATGCAGGTGCATCCTTCGTTGATTGGATCGCCTCCTGGCAAAACAGGAGGAAGCTTGAGCGGAACCGACAAACGTGAATTGTATCACATAAAATCGGCGATGATGACGCCGTATCGTGATCGGCTTTTAAGACCTCTTTACCTGGTGAAAGCTTTTAACAACTTCCCTAAAAATTTGGTGTGGAAGGTACTCGAGTATGAGTTTACTACCCTTGATGCAAACAAAACGGGCAAGCAACTTTCGACAAACGCAGACAATAATACAAGCGATGCTAATAAGTAATATTGAAACCCTGAAACAGCACATTGCCACTATTGTTGGCGGTGAAATTGAAAAGTACAATCCGTATCTGGCGACTGCAGAAAAGTTTCTGATTCGTGAGATTACCGGATCAGAATTGTTTGCGATGGCCATACCAGCCAATGCCGTGCTGCTGAAACTTTGCGAGGCGGTTGAGGCACACAAGATGTATGTGGATGCGATTCCGTTTTTGGATTTGGTTGAAACAGAAAGCGGATTTGCCGTTACAAGTAACACTAACCTTACCCCGGCTTCGACCAAAAGGGTGAAGGATCTGATTGCTGCCACCTCCGAACGCCTAACCGAGTGCATTGAAGATTTGCTTGAGTATTTGGAAACCACCACAGGCGCCATGCTCGATGCCTGGAAAGGATCGGTAACCTACACCTTAGTGAATGATAATTATATTGATTCGATCAGGATGTTTCGGTTGTATGCCGATTTTGCCGGAAGCCGGATGGAATGGATCGCCTTCAGGAATAAACTTACCAGGGCACGCAAACTGAAGATTGAGCCGGTGATCAGCCGCGAGCTTTCGGAAGTAATTATTGAAGATATGCGTGATGGCGATTTGACTGTGGCAAACGACAAGCTGATTGATGATCTGCGCTTTGCTATTGCAGCGTATGCTACCGGTGACAATGAATCGGGTGATAGTTTTGTGGCACGGGTGCGCAAGGTGATTTATGCCACTCCGGATGATTATCCTGTTTTTAAAACGAGTTCGATTTATGTGCAATTTCTTGCACAATTGCCGCGCGACACTTCGGCGGATCCATTTATGACCTGTGGTGTATGAAAATAGTAAAACTTTATACACCAACCGAATTTGGCAAGATGAGCATGAAGCAGCTTGCTTACTTCAGCCGGTTGCTACTCAAAAAACTGGGTCCGGAAGAAGTGAAAATGCTTTGCCTTCTGAAATTTACCGGATTGAAACTTATGCAGAAATCGCCGGTTAAAAATGAGGATGAGCAAGATTGTTACTTGTTTAAATTAAAAAACACCGGTACATTTTTGATAGATGTTGACCGGGTAACAGATATGCTTACCAGGCTCGACTTCTTAGATAAGGATGTTACTCTTTTTGATCTTCCGGAAACGATAGGCAGGTATAACGCCTGCGATAGTCGCTTGTATGGCATAAGGTTAGATGAATGGTTGCTTGCTGACCGGATGTATGGCGAATTTAGCCGGACCAAGGATGTGAAATTTTTGAACCTGATGCTGGCTGTGTTTTACCGTGAAACCGGTGAACAATGGAACGATGGTGATAGTGTTGAAAAATGGGCAAGGCGATTCAGATGGGTGCCGCTTTACAGGAAATATATTGTTTTTCTGTGGTACACAGGTGTAAAACTGTGGCTAATTAATAAATACTGGCATGTATTTAACGGTGGTGAAAGCACGGGTGAAACACCTGGTGATGAAATGATCATGGGTTTACTGAGTTCGCTGAATGACGGCAAAGTTGCTGATAACAATATCATCAAATCGAGTGAAGTGCATGAAGCGCTTTATGAACTGAACCGCAAAATTGAATATTCGAAGAAGGGAGGAAAATAATGTTTCTACTGTATGAATACTTAGAAAGCATAAGGGAAGAATTCATTGACCTGAAAGTAACTGAAAGGGTTTCGTCGATCATTCAATTGGAAGAGATGCTGACAAATATCAGAGATACTTCGAAATACAGGTTTTTGGTAAAAGATTCGGGTGATGGGCATCTTGATTTTAAAGCGCGCCGATTGAATATAGCGTATCACATCTTCTACATATTTGTAAAAGCAGGTGTAAATGACAACGGCAGCCGGTTGACAGCTAAACGTGAGGCCATGATAATGGGGATTAAAATTATTGATCGTATGCGCGCCGATAGTGAAGACTTTGGCGATCCCACGCATGGATTGGATGATAGCCGGGTTGATTATGGTGAGATTGGACCCATCGGGAATAATTATTACGGATACAGCTTCGGATTCACTATAGAACAGTCATTTAGTAAATTATAAATATGGCTGAAAACACAAATATCGTACTTACTGTTGAAGCCTGGGCTGATATTGTGATTAAGGAATGGCTACAAATGGTGAATGCCCTTGGGATATTTGAAACCGGAAATCTGGCAGAAAGTTTTAATAAGAATGTAATCATGCAAGCCGAAGGAGATAAAGCTAAAATAATATTTGTTTTTGCTTGGTATGGTAAGATGGTTGATTATGGGGTGGGGAGATATGTTAACCTAAAAACCCGTGACGCATTGATAAACGCTGGTGCAACAAAACGCAGACCTAAACCATGGTTCAGTGATTTGTTTTATAAACAATTAGCTTCATTACGACATATACTGGAGGAAAAATATGCTTTAAAAGCACAACTTTATATAATTCGAAATTTAGAAGATAATGCAGATTATGGATTTAAAGAATTGAAATGATGGGCGATAAATTAAGCAATGTAAAGGTTTCTGTAAACGGTGAAGAAGCAAAGGCCAGGATAAAAGAAATTGGGGTTGAAATTGAAAAATTAAACCGACAGAAGGAAAAGTTTTTAAAAGAGGGAAAGGCTTCGTCATTTGATATGGCGAATAAAGAGATTATAAAACTAACTAAGGAAAGCAATAAATTAAGCAAGAGTGTTTTTGATGTAAATACTGTTTTAAAGAATTTATCATCGACATCAGTACGTGAATTGAATACAGCCTTAAGGGTTTCATCAAGTGAACTAAATAGGATGAAACGCAATGATCCCGGATTTGCCGACAAACAAAATCAGGTAAAATTATTGCGTACTGAACTCGATAAAGCCACTGCAGGTGGTAAAAAGCATAGTAGTATGATGTCGGGTCTGGCCAATGGTTTTAATAAATATTTCACGATGGCAACTTCATTCATAGCTGTTTTGAGTGGTTTTGCTTTTTCGGCCACACAATGGATTAAAGGCCTTGCCGGAATGGATGATGAACTGGCCAATGTGATGAAAACAACTCAGCTCACCAGAAAAGAGGTACGCGAACTTTATACCGAATTTGCCAACCTAAATACACGCACACCCCGCATGGAATTAATGGAGCTGGCTGAAGAAGCCGGTCGGTTGGGTAAGCGAGGTAAAAAAGACGTGATGGATTTTGTTGAAGTTGCCAATATGATAAAGGTTGCATTGGGTGATGAATTGAAAGGCGATGCAGCTGAAGCAATAAAGGAAGTTGGGAAACTTGTTACGATTTATAAAGTTGGAGAAAAAAATGGGATTGATTACCGTGAATCGATGCTAAAGGTTGGCTCAGCTATAAACGAGGTATCGGCCAGTAGCCAGGCATCAGCTCCTTTTCTTATTGAGATGTTGAAACGGATGGGTGGTATTTCGGACCAGGCAGATATCAGTACACAAAGTGTAATTGGTTATGGTGCCGCGCTCGATATACTTGGGCAAACAGAAGAAGTATCAGGTACAGCACTCAATAAGACCATCATTAATATGTTTAAAGATACTGCTACATATGCTGGTATTGCTAAGATGGGTGTTAATGACTTTAAACAATTACTCGAAACAGATACAAATAAAGCCTTTATAAAATTCCTCGAAGGTTTAAATGGTAACAACGAGGGCCTTTCAGTAATGGCCGCAAAGTTTGACGGTTTGGGGCTTGATGGTGCAAGAGCCATCCAGGTACTTGCTTCATTGGCAAGTAATACCCAACTCGTGCGTGAACAGCAGGTAATTGCAAACAGATCCTTTACTGAAGGAACTTCGCTTACGAATGAGTATAATATTAAAAATGAAAATATGGCAGCCAATCTCGATAAGATTGGAAGGGCTATGCATGCCTGGTTTATTAATTCAGATTTTAATAAATCACTCGAAACTACAGTCAATTGGTTTGCAAAATTGGTTAAAGTTCCGGTTGAAAAAAAGTTTCAGGATGAATCGCGTGAAGTAGGTACCTTGATAGGTATGTTGACTGGTTCTAATATAAAAGAAGCAGATAGATTAAAAATATTGGAGGAACTAAAAACGATTTCTCCAGACATAGTTTCTGGATTAGATGCTGAAAACCTAAATTATGCCACCCTTACTAAAAACGTTAAAGCATATAATGATGAGTTAGTCAAAAGAATGGTATTGGCACAGGTCACGGAAAAAGAACAGGACATATTGAAAAAACAAGCCGAAGCAAGACAAACAGCTATTGAAAATGCCATAAATGCTCAAGATATAATGCTTACGTATGCACCTGAAATTGCGGCACAATTAAATACTGTTGATGAAAAAATAAAACAATCGATCGAGTTTCTAAAAAATAAAGGTGCGTCTATACAAATTGGTAATGAAAAGAATTTAATTAATTATTTAAAGCTTGAAACAGACGAAATTGCAAAATTAGATTTAGCCTATACCATACTCGTTAAATCACAGGAAAAACGTAATGAAGCAATAAATGACGATAAAAATTACGAAAAAGAATTAGAAGGTGTTTCAAAGCTTATTGATGAATATGAAACTCTATTAAATACGAACAAAGAACCTATAATTCCACCTACCGCCACAACAACCACCACAACCACCACCACAACTAAAACACCCGAAACTCCTGAAGAAAAAACGGCCCGTCTGGCCGCTGAAAAACTCAAATATGATAGCGAAAAGAAGGCAATTGAAAGCCGTATAGCATTGATGGCCGAGGGCTATGATAAAGAACTGGCGCAGCTGCGGCAGAGCTATAAAGACAAGCGTGAGGCCATAAAACAGGAACTTGCCGAAAACGGAAAACTAACCCCAACTGACCGCACTAACCTGAATACAGCACTCACCAACAGCACTGCATTGCAGGCAATTGAAGAACAAAAACTGAAAGATGCCCAGTTAGTAAAAGAAGCCCAGTTTCAAAAACAATTAACTGATCTTAAGCTTTCGTATGTAACAAAAGGATCGGAAGAAGAATTTGCATTGAAACAGCAGGCAATTGACCAGCAACAAATAATTGAACTTGCTGATGTGAAAGGCACCGAAGAAGAAAAAGCAGCCTTAAAACTTGAAATCATTAAAAAGTTTGAGGATCAGAAAGCGGATTTGATTGAAAATAGAAACGCTGGTTTGCTTGATAAAGCATTTACACAGAAAGTTACAGAACTAATTAGTAACAATGTTACTGAGTTTGAGATACTGAATGATAAATTCAGTAAAAATAAAATTACGGAAAAAAAATACAATGATCAGATAAAGCAACTTAAGGAAAAGTTTGCTCTCGAAAGTTTGATGATTGCGATACAACATGCCGAAGATGAATTAAAGGTGTTGAAAGCATCGGGTGAAGATATTGTTGAAGCCGAAAAGCAATTGGCAGAAATGAAGCTTAGAGCCCAGGAATCGACTGCAACGGGTAACACAACAACCGATGGCGAAAAAAAGCCAACATTCAAAGATATTGACCCCAAAGATATCGCCAATGCCGGTATTGATATTGCTCAAAATACAGCAGATTCCATTGCCCAGATAAAAGCAAATGCCCGTCAGTCGGAATTAGATGCCGATTTAAATGCACTTGATATACTTCGTGAAAAAGAATTAAGTAATAAAAACCTTACTGAAGAGGAAAAAGAGGCGATAAAAGAAAATTACCGCAAAAAAGAAGCTGCATTAAGGCTTGCTGCATGGAAAAAAGATCAACAGGCAGCTGTAACACAGGCGTTGATAAATGGCGCGTTAGCTATAACAAAAACCTTTGCTACCATGGGGTTTGTGCTTGGTATGCCAGCTGCAATAGCACAGGCAGTGGCAACCGGCTTGCAAATTGCCGTTATAAAAGCCCAGAAACCACCTCAATTTCGTGCTGGTGGTTTTACAGAAGATAATACAACCGATGATAAACCAGCCGGTATTGTGCATGCAAATGAGTTTGTGGCCAATGCCGATGCCACGCGCAACCCAAGCGTGCGCCACGTGCTCGATATTATTGATTATGCACAGCGATCGGGATCGGTAAGAAGTATCAACCTGCCGGCGGTGATTGCAAGCAGCAGAGGGTATAAGGATGGTGGTTATGTTATTGGTGAAGGTTTAACGGATAGTGACAGGGCTAGATTAGATGGATTTGAAAATGATGATAGTTGGTGGTCTAAAAGGGATCCATTTTTAAAATCAATGAAATATATTGCAAAACTATCGGATGTAGTTGATAAGTTAGACCAGCGACTTGAAAGCCTTGAAAAAAATGGTGTAAAAGGTAATTTTGTGTATCAGGATTTTAAAAATATGGCCGATAAGGAACAAAAAGCGATTAGCGAAACAAATTAACAGAAATACCTGATTTTGTAATTATCCTATTTTTTGTTTTTACCTTTACTGGGTTAACAACTAAAAATGTACGAAGATCCTTTCAACATTAACAGGCGTTTCAAACAAGCAATTTATGCCTTGCCATTTATCCTGGTGATTGCTTTAATCGTGTTCCTACTCAAACATTGTTAAACTAATTAAACATAACCAACTAAATATTAAGGATATGAAGAAATTTATATTATTATCCGCAATTATAATAATAGTAACGTCATGTATAAATCGAGATGAATTATTAATAAATGACAAATGGATATTAAATTCTTCAAGTATTATTGGTAATTCTGATCAGCAAAGTAATTTTAAGTTTTTCAAAAAATCAGAAGAGATAAAATCAATTGTTTTCACAAAAGATTATTTTGCCACAATAAATGAAAAAGCTACAGGTAAATCAGAATTAATGATATGGCAATGGGATAACAATAATACTATTCGACTTTATAACCATGATACTACTATCATTTACAAAGTATCAAAATTAACCTCAGATGAATTTAATATTTATCAATCCAATATTCCATATCAAAATATTGTATTTGAATTTTTTAAACATTCTGATTATAAAAACTGGTGGGCAGATGCGATTATTGATGAATATGATCGAAATAATCCGTAATAATACTTGCTTTTCTCGCTTTTGTGATTACATTTGCACCATCAACGCAAGTTGATAGCATAAAAAAAGCGAAACAATGTTCTTAGAATCCTTATTTTATTATTACATAACAGGAAAACCCTGTGTATTGTGCGCCACTTCGGTGGCAGGGCGTCGCTGCCTTATGCCGCTTTACACAGGGTTTTCCTGTGTAACAATGGAGGATTTATCCAATGTTAAACACATTGTTTAATGGCTTGAAGCACCGCAACCGCGAAGCTCGCCAACAATCAAAACTTAATTTAAACCAGGTACTCACGTACATCACCACCGCACCGGCATACCAACGGCGTGCAATCAGCATTAAACTGCAGGAAGGAGGCCAGGCATGAAAGTACTACAGATTATTCAGCAGGATAATGAAAAATTTATCCCAATCAGGTCCATTTGCGAGCAATTAGGTATTGCTTATCAGCCACAAATTGACAGGTTAAAAAAAGACCCAATCATGGGTTCAGTTGTAACCCTGAGGGTGTCGACTGGTGCCGATGGAAAGCAGTATGAAATGGTATGCATACCGTTCAAATATGCCTTTATGTGGCTATCAAAAATCAACGCTCAAAATGTAGAGGAAGAAGCACGGCCGGGTTTAATAGCAGCCCAAACCAAAACGTATGACCTGCTTTGGGATTCGCTTGTATCGTATCAAAACTATGTTGAATATCGTAACCACAGCATCGAGGAGCAAATTGCTGTTCGTGATGCGTATCGTATCGATTTTAACCAGGCAAAAGATCGCCTTACCGAAGCCGAACACGAACTAAAGGCACGCCTTGCCGTATCGTTCGACAACTACCTCGAGAACAGATCACAACTTCAACTCAATTTTAACGAAGGAAGCGAGGTGCCATCATGAACGAGAACACTGTTATAATCATTCAGGGCCGGAGCGTATCTCCGGCCTTCATAGATCTGGTTAATGAACTAACCGATCATTTCGTTATTGGTGAAGACAATAAATCGATAAAAGATGATTTGTTTGAATTACTTGGATATATAGCGATTAACGCATACAGGAAACAACTTGATCATGATTTCATTCGCATAACGAGTGCTGCCTTTTACCTTTATCGCTTTGCCGATAAAATTGAGAAAGTTAAAATTGAATCACTTAACCCTAACAATGAGGGATCAAGTATGAAGCACAATTAAGTTAGTCGCGTTGACTTCTAACTATAAGCGTCCCCACGCAAAAGCCCGGCCAATTGGTCAGGCTTTTTTTTTGTTATGTCCTTTTTAAAAATTCACTTCAAACCTATCATTGCATCATGTTTGAAGTAACTGAATATCCGGCTTTGGTTTCGTTGCAAGGGATGCCTTTTGTTTTTAAAGTATTCAGCGATAGCGTTGAACCCTTTTTAAAGATAATGGCCGAACCTGTTTCAGGTCAGTTTGAATTGCTTCCGGTGGATCCGATAACAAACCTTGCTATTTTCGATTTGCGCGAGTACTTTAAAACCGAACTTGTAAACGATCTCAATATTGGTAGTGCTGTAGTACATGCCAATGCCTGTAAAAGTTTCACTGTAAACTTTTTGTCATATTACGGAAACCCGCCGCAGGCACACTACATCACAGGCATCCCACTGATGATGATGCCTGGTAAAATTCCACGATGGAAGCAACTTGAGTTTAATGGAGCCGGTTATGAAAGCTTTGAAGGGTACCTGGTAGTTGGTAATAAAACACACCTTACATGGTATCCCGATCAACCAAAACGGGTGTTGCCCGATCAGCCTGAAGTGATGTACTTTATTGCCAGAGCAGCTGCCACATATGCTATCACCGTAACGATCAATTACAGTGATGACACATCTGACATATACGATCCTGGTGTGTCGGTCGATGCCTTACTTTATCAAATATGCAGCATCCCTGTCGGTTATAACAAGCTTGGAATTGGCGCTGTGGATCCGGAGAAAACGGTAGTTTCATACACGGTTGCTTTTGCCGGCAACACTTTTCCGCGTACTTACCTGGTCGATCATAACGCGTATCGCGATACCCGTTATATCATATTCCGCAACACGCTCAGCGGTTACGATGTGCTTGCCTGCACGGGCGAAGCTGATGAATCGACCGATACAGAACGCAAAATTGCCGAACGTGTGTATGATGTTGAAAACCCAAACAGGTTAAACAAGCGTGTTTATTACAGCCAGCAAACCGAGATAGTGAAACTGAACAGCGGTTGGCTGCAGGCAAACGAAAAAGACTGGTTGAACGACATGATGGAATCGGAAGAAGTGTATGAGATAAAAGGAGATGGTTTAAGGCAACCCATACTTATCCGCAGCACTTCGCTCGATAGATCAGTACGAAATTATGAACCCGGATCCGTTGAAATTGAATATGAAAGATTGTACAATACAGTATGAGCGATCAATATTGGAAACTAAAGAAAAGCCGTGTTGCCGGTCGGGTTCCAACGGTTGAGCAGTTTGATGAAGATACCATAGTTTTTAACCAGACTGATGGTATAATTTACGTGATGAAGGTTGTAAACGGTGTGAAAACCGTGGTGCAGGTTACAGGATGGGACAGTGTAACATCTGAAGGATATGTTCCATATACCGGAGCAACCGCAAATGTTGATTTAGGGGTTCGTTCCTTAACAGCAACCCAATTAACATCTACAGTTGTAACTGGAACCTCTCCCTTAGTAGTCACTTCAACTACTGTGGTTACTAATTTGAATGCCGATCTACTCGATGGGCAGCATGGTAGTTATTATAGTCCAACTTCTCATGATCATGCAATGTTATATGCAGCTTTATCACATACACATGATTATTCACCATCAGGCCATACACATATTGGCTTAATCAGTGGATTAACTGCTAACTATATTCCAATTGCTACAAGTGCAACAGTTTTAGGAAACTCTGGAATTTATAAAGCAGCTACAACAACAGATTATACTTTTGGAATGAATTCTGCTGTGTTTCTTGTTCAGGATGGAGCTACAGCTTTTAAAATACATGATGCTTTTAATAATCTATCTGTATTATGTTATAATGGTAGTGATAGTAGTTTAAACATAGGTGTGACTTTAAATACAGTAGGTGTTAATGTAGCAGGGCCTTTTTCTGTAATCGGGAATGTTTCACTTAGAAATGGAGTAACAGCACCGGTTATAGGACAAGTATGGACATGCACAAGTATATTGGGTGCAGGTTATTGGGCTGATCCTACAGGAGGTGGAGATGTTAATGGTCCGGCATCTTCAACTGATAATGCTATTACAAGATTTAATGGTGCAGGGGGAAAAACATTACAAAATTCTGTAATAACTATTGATGATAGTGGTAATCTATTACCAGTAACTTCAAACATTCCTTCTTTAGGATCAACAAGTAATTACTGGAAGAATTTATTTTTAGGATCAGGAAGTGTTTTGAACTTCAATAATGATCTTACATTAACCCATAGTACTAATCTCCTAACCTTAGCTGGTGGTAACCTTCAAGTATCAGATCATGGTACTGCTGCAACTCCCCAGGTAGTTAATGTATGTTATGGAACTACAACTCCACCAGCAACAGCAGCAGAAGGTACTTTATTTATTCAATACGTATAAGTTATGGCATATACTAATATAATAAATAATGGAGGTGCCCCCAATACAACAGATTGGATAAATCCAACAGGAGGACTTGCTGAATTTTGGTCAGCTGTAGCGCAAACTAAATCTATAGTTACAGGTAATGGTTTTATAGGAGATGCACAGCGTATAGAAACTATAGTAAGTGGAACAGGAACACATTATCATGCCATTCACCAATTGGATACCGATTTTTTATCTGCATCTCCAACAACAGGAGGTTATGGCAATTTAAGTTTTAAATACAGGTCAAGTAATCCTGAATTAAGTTATTTTAGTATATGGGCTAATGTTAATGGTACGTACGGACTTATTGGAACTTTTCCAAATAATACAGGTAATGCTGTATCTATAAGTTTTAGTTTTGATTGGAGTAGTGGTCCTTTACAAAGTATAGTTTTTGGAAGATGGAATACTACCCCATCTATGCCTAATGGTACATATTACTTAGAACTTGATGAAGTTACTGTTATTGCAGATTCCAGTCCTCTTTTATTACCTAAAATTCAAGTTGGGGCTGCATGGAAAGATATAAAATTTACAGGTAGTAAAATTATGGTAGGGGGAGTTTGGAAAACTATTTCCGGTGTACAATTAAGAACAGGTGGAGCATGGGAAACAATCTATTAAAAATAAACAATTAATGACAAATCAAAATGACAAACAGACAAGTTTATGACTTTAGAAACAACTTTTCGTTGTTTAACGATTTAGAAGGGTTTGATTTTGTAAAAAAAATAAACCTCAATCTACCCCTTTGCGAGGCTTACATCACCGCCTTGAATGCAACCATTTCCGAATCGGAAGAATACAAATCCACCTATGGCAAGGAACTGGATTTGTTAAAAAATGAATATGGAGATCGTAATGAAAAGGGCAACCTTATTATGGATAAAGCAGGAAACTTCACCATATCCAACAGGATCGTTGAATTTTCTGAAAAGCTAACTGCATTGCAAACTACCTATAAAAAGGTATTTGACATTCAGGAAAATCGGGTTAACCAATTCAATGCACGCTTGGATGATGTAGCGGACGTGAAACTATTCAAAATACAAGAATCGGAAGTGCCAAAAAACATAAAATCAATCCAAATGAAAATCGTATTCGGTTTGATTGAGTTTGTTTAAAATAAAGTATTAATAACAAATCGATTAAAAGCCATGGTTCATAAACTCCTACTTAATGTTTCAAACCTTTTGTGTGTCCTTTTAACCGCCACCCCGTGATATTAGATTTGTTCAAAAACCTAAGCTATGCTACCTGGTAAGTTAACAACACTCGAATTGTATCGCGGAACACCCATTTACGAATCATATATTTTCAATTACAAAGAGGCGGGTTCATTGCTTCCGTTAGATTTAAGGCAATACGATTCAATCAGGTGTCAGGTAAAACGAAAAGACCATCCATTTCAAACCCCTATATACGAATTATCGTTGGGCGATGGTATTACCATATCAGGTGATAATTTTAATGTATTGACGTTGATACACACAAGTGAAAAAACCAGCCAAATCACTGCTGATGGCACCCATCACCGCGATTTACTATTTATTCAAGGTACGCAAAAAATCACACTTTGTAAAGGGAAATTAAATGTAACCTATAATAATACAGAACCATGACATTTATACCAGTTTCAGTAGAGATAACCCCCGAATCTGCTTCCTATACGGCAGCAAGTATTGCTTTAGCTAAAGCGGCTGAGGCAAAAGAGAGCCAACTGGCTGCTAAGGCATCAGAATTAATTGTTGTTGCTGCTGAAAGTATAGTTGTTGCAGATGCTGCACAGGTAGCACTCGACCGTGTTCAAACCGGATTAGATGCCACAACTGCAACTACAAAGGCAGGTGAGGCTGCAGCAAGCGAACTTATTGCTTTAGCGTCAAAAGAAGCGGCTGAAACCGCACAAGGTTTAAGTGAAGGTGCCCGTGATGCTTCTATTGCCGCAAAAGATTTGGCGGTAACAGCAAAAACAGCAGCCGAAACAGCCGAAACCAACGCTGAAACCGCACAGGGATTAAGTGAAGGCGCCCGTGATGCTTCAATTGCCGCAAAAGAATTGGCAGTAACAGCGAAAACAAATGCCGAAACTGCCGAAACAAATACTGAAACAGCGCAAGGTTTGAGCGAGGATGCGCGTGATGCTTCCATTGCCGCAAAAGATTTGGCAGTTACAGCAAAATTAGGCGCTGAAACAGCGCAAGGTTTGAGCGAGGATGCGCGTGATGCTTCCATTGCCGCAAAAGATTTGGCAGTTACAGCAAAATTAGGCGCTGAAACAGCACAAGGCTTAAGCGAGGATGCGCGTGATGCTTCCATCGCCGCAAAAGATTTGGCAGTAACAGCCGAAACAAACGCCGAAACCGCACAGGGTTTGAGCGAGGGTGCACGTGATGCTTCCATTGCTGCAAAAGATTTGGCAGTTACTGCAAAAACGAATGCCGAAACAGCCGAAACAAACGCTGAAACAGCTTATGCAAACACACAAACCTTACTCACAAATTTTTTTGACCCTACTATTATGGCTCTAAGTAGTAGGTCAACCACTGATGGAGCTACGATATTAAAAAAATTACACAATTTACAATCGTATCTCGATACGCTGTATAACACGGTGGGTTTGATTGAAGCAAATCAAAAACTGATTTGGTTTGCTGATAACCCTGCAATTGTGCGTACGGATGGCGTGTTGAAATACTATCGTGAAGGACTTGAAACATACAACCTTGCTGATTTGGATGGATCAGCAACCGCTACCGCACAACCAAGATTGGTGGGTGGAATTGCGCCAAATTCAAAGTTTGCTGCAAGTAATCAGAATGGAGAAGTACGTTATTTTACACATCCTCCTATATCATTTGCGGCTAATGAAGCGTGGAGTGTTACAATTAGGTTAAAATGGGAAGGAAGTGGTTTAGGTTATGATAATCCAATAGCAGGAGATATAAGTACAGCTACCTCTGCTATATGGGTTAGAAGAACAACAAACAGAATTGCATTTACTAATACATTAGGGACATCTGTTGGTTCAGCAGATGGTTCATCAAATGCTTATATTGCGAAATTTACAACTATTCAATATGTAGCTGATGGAAACGGTAATCTAAAAATATATGTCAATGGATTACTGTTATCTGAACATTCAGTAATAACATCTGCAATTTTTAATGCTTTATTTGTTGGTAGGTTAACGCCTATATCTACATATTCTTTAAAGGCAAATATAAACTACTACCACATCCAAAGCGGAGCAATGACAGCCGCACAAGTTTTATCAGAGGCTACATTTTTACGTACATTATATCCTGAAATAGAATCAACCGTAATAGGTACTCAGGAATGGGCTACCCGTAACTTTGAGGCTGTATATACTCCGATGGGTAATGTGATACCAGAGATGCAAACGGCTGCGGCTGTGGAGAAACTGACAGGATGGGATTTTACAAGCGGATGGTCTGCATCTGGTTCGACAATAAACAACGCAACTCAATTCACGCTTAACGCTACCAATGGAGACATAAGAAAATCATATCTTACTGTTGGTAAATGGTATAAATTAAACATTGTTGGAACAGCAACCGCTGGCAGTTTTAGAGTTGACAACCCAAATCCTTTATTTGCATACGGAACAACCTCTGTAAATACAACTATAGTTTTTAAAGCAGCAAACGCTAACATTTATATAGTTGGTCAAACATCAGGCGCACAAATTACCGTTTCTACTTTATCAGTTCAAGAACTCGGATGGTCAAACTCAACTGAGATATACGATGCAGTTTATGCAGTAACAGCAGGAACAGCAGCACAGAAACATTATGCAGCTTGTAAAGAAGCAGGGATGTGGTGCTATTACAATAATGACGCTGCCAATGGTGCTATTTATGGTAAACTCTACAATTGGCATGCTGTATCATTACTTGATTTGGATATGGCTTCTGCTTCGTTTGGTTGGAGAATACCAACACAAACAGATTGGCTTGCAGTGCAGGCTTTTTATGGTGGGTCGGCGGTTGTAGGTGGAAAATTAAAAATGACTGGATTAGATTATTGGAATGCGCCAAACACAGGGGCTACTAATGAAAATGGATTTACCGCTTTACCGGGAGCAAAAAGAGATGATGCCGGGGCATTTGCTGGCTTAAATGCGTCGGGACAATTTTATGGTTCAACGGAAGGGTATCGATATTATGTACTTGCTTCAAGTGCTGTTGGGTGTCAAGATATAATTGATAAAAAAAATGGATTATCCTTAAGATTAATAAAATAATAACCAATGGAAGAACTAATAAATGAGGTTGTATTACCTCCAACGAAATACGCACAATTTCAAACAATTGAAGCCTACCTTGAGCAGGATGCGAAGATAGTAGCACATAAGAATCAATTAACAGGCGGTGAGTTCGACCGTACCGATACCGAACATTACTACACACCAGAACCTGAACAGCAATGGGATGGCTTTTATTATATGGAAGCAAAAGGAGAATTTCAGGAAGCCGGATTGTTTGACGGTTGTACGTTGGTTGAATCAATTCCGGTGGAAGAAATTGAACCTGAAACAGTATAATTTATTATGAAAACAGAACTATCCATCTACTTAGTAATCGCATCCTTTTTATTCGTTTACCGGACTATCCTGTCAGGCCGGAAAAACGGATGCTTTTACCACAAAAACGATTACCCACTGCCTCCGATGCTTGAGCGTGAAATTAGAAACATACATTTCATCGAAAGCCCGGCATGGTACACCCAATCAACGGGTGTGTTTCTTTTGCTGCTTGCAATTATCCGAAGCCTGAATTTCACTTATGATTTTTGGACAATTATTATCCAATTAAGCATTGCATCGCTCATCACATTTGGCACCGTGCAGGCTGCAAGTTATCATTTTCAGCGCGGAATAACTGCCGGACTGAAAGATGATCGGCATCTCGATGCAATCAGCCAGAATGAAGTGGCAATACTAATTTTCGGTATACGCATCCAGTTTTGGAAAGGCCGTTTGTTTAATAACCGTGGCCGTATTGTGGCACAGTGGCTCGGCATTATCGAAATAATATCAGGTATAATTCTACTAATCACAACGCAAATCAATTAGAAATCATGGTTCACAAACTCCTACTTAATGTTGCAAATCTGAATTGGTTGTCACAAGTATTCGCAATCTTCATTGCGTTCATAGCACCTATTTCTTCAGTGATACACGTGGTGATATTTCTGTTAATTGTTGATGCAATTACAAGCATTTACTATCAGATGAAGTTAGCTACAAAAGACGTAAAAGGGTTTTGGAACTGCTTATTAAAAGCATTGAGAGTTGTTGAATCAGGTAAACTGAGAAAAACGCTTGAAAAATTGTTTTTCTACATTTTAATTCTCATCGTGTTTTTCATTTTTGATCTGTTCATACTGAAAGTTTCACCAATTAGCGAAAACGCTATCAATACCTTTTCAATAACGAACATTGCAACTGTTTTGATTTGTATTGTTGAAATGACTTCTATTGCATCCAATGTCAGTAAAATAACCGGTAATCCTATATTTAATAAAATAGTTGCGATTTTTAAACGAAAAGCGGAACAAAAAATGGAGATAGATGATAATGGCTGATTTCAAAAAGGCAATAACAAAGGTCCTTAAATCTGAGGGAGGGTACGCCAACGATCCTGATGATCTGGGCGGAGAAACCTATAAAGGGATATCTCGCAAAAACTGGCCTGAGTGGGAAGGATGGAAAATTGTAGATCGCGAAAAGAAAAATAAAAACTTCCCAAAATCCTTGGATAGTTTAGTATTTCTCATTGATGAAGTTCTTAAATTTTACAAGGTTAATTTTTGGGATAAGGTTTGGGGTGATAAAATCAACAAACAGTTGGTTGCTGAAATGCTTTTCGATTCGGCTGTTAACGAAGGAGTGTCCCCGGCAATCAAACGCGCCGAAGAAGTTGCCGGTTTACCAAAAACCGGAAAAATGTCAAACGAGTTATTAATCAAAATAAATTCAATGGTATGAAAACCTGGATCATGATACTCATGTTTATTACTATTGTCGTTGCTTGGTTGAAGCCAGTTAAAATGGTTCCAGAATCTCAATATTTAAAATTGGTAGATTCAGTTCAGCAATTACATTACCAAACTGTTGATTGTGAAAAACAACTTGCACTTGTAAGAGATTCTTGTGTAATTCTCAGAAACAAGCCATTGATGTCAGTTGATCAATTCAAGCAATTGTATAACTATAATCGACTTGAGAAATACTATAAAATCTGTAAAAAGAACCCTTCGCAGTGGAAGTATTATAAAGGCTGGTCAACACGGGTATTTGAACAGGAGGACGAACAATGAAATCAATTCCGTGGTTAATTATTATAATTCTTGGCGTTATTCTATTTATTCAAATTGAATGTCATCGTTGTCCTAAATGCCCCGAAGCAATCACCACCACCGATACCTGTTACATTGCCGGTGATACAGTGATCCGCGAACTCCCGGCAGTAATCCCACCGAAACCAGCCAGTATAATACCACAACCAATTCCTGCTGATATCGACAGCGCTGCAATTGCAAAAGCTTATTTTTCTAAAGTGTACGGATATGCTGTACTCGTTGATGATTCATCGATGTATGCAGGATTCAAATATATGATAGAACAGAACCGGCTTCAGTGGTTCATCCCGAACGTTGTTAATCGCAAGCCAACAGCAATCATCCACAACACTTCTATTATCGAATCGGTGAAGCAGAAAAATAAGTGGTTTGCCGGTGTTGGAATTGGTGGAAGTCTAAATACTTTTGATATTGCGCCTTCATTGGCATTGCTTACCTCAAAACAAAATCTTTATACCGTTGACTACAAATTATTCGGTAAAGAGTTTTGGATTCATACTTACTGGAAAATTGGAAAGAGATGACAAAGATAAAACTTGGCAATTACATTGCTGACCTGGGTGATACATCACTTTCCATTGTTCTGACTTCGCCATATCCATTAATGGCATCAGGATACCAGGGAGGAAACTTTATTTTTAACTTCACTCTTCCAGCCACACCTGAGCTTAAAAAAGAGTATAAACATGCTCATCGCCCGCAAGCTTCAGGTATTGGTGAGTTGCCTTTTTATATCGAGGCATCCGGATTAAGATATAGCGGCACTGCCCAGCTAACAGAAGCCGGTGATGATACGTATGACGTATTTTGCCCGGTTGGCAATGGCGATTTCAATGTTGCGGCAAAAAACACTAAATTGAGTGAAATTGATTTAGGGGGTGACATTGTTATACAGTCAGGGAGTATGGTTGAAGCGAATACTTCACAGGATTACGATTTCAATTCAACCGGTCCTGAACCTTTTACTATTGAACAGATTATTGCTTTCGATAATATTATTCTTGATAACAATGAATTCAATGATCAAGGCACTGCCTTTATTGCTGATAGCAATAAAAGTTTAACATTCATTTTCAAGCTGGATTGTTTTTTTCAAGACAGCAGTAATGTGATCTTTAAAATATTTAAAAATGGCACACTGAATAATTCGTTTTATCTCGGAAATGAAGAACAAGTCATTACTGCTGACTTGACAGTTATACAAGGGGATATCATTACCTGGCAGCTTCATATCGTGGCAATCGGAGGTCTCTATGAATATTCAATACGAGGTACATTTTATTCAGGATCTTCTATCAAAATCTCTGATAGTCAGGCGCCACAAACCATTTTAGATGGAGCAATAAAGCGCTATCCTGAAGTAAACTATGCCGTTTTTCCGTTAGAAAATCCTTACGTGTTTGATAAATGGGCCGATGATTTTTACCAGATTGATAACGAAAGCATTAAAGTGCTTTATTCAACAATATTTAAAATAATCAATTACTGGACGAACAATAATTTTCCTCCAGTATTAATCAAAACAAATAACGCAGTTGGTAACTTATTTATTCCATTTCCTTATATTGCTTTCATTGTGAAGCAAATAGCATATAAATTCAACTTTGCTATTGCAAATAATGTTTTTGAAGATGCATTGAAGTATGCAGTACTGATCAATCATTACATCGAGAATCAATTTTTGAGCAGTGATTCAAAAATGCTTACTCCGAATGATTCTTTTAACCTGGTGAACCATGTTCCGGACTACACGGTGTATGAATTTATGCAGCACATAGGCAGCCTTTTCGGGCTTGGATACGAGGTTGATAACGAACGCAGTGTGATCGAGTTCAATTTTGTTGACGATATCATTAAGTCGGTTGATTCAATCGATATATCAGATATGGTCGCTGAACTGCCCCGGGTTCAGTTTGATAAAAAAATAGATGCATTCAGCCTGCAGCAAATGATGCCAGCAGAGGATAAGTACTTTTCACAGGTGAAATCATTAACCGGGCTAAACATGCTTGGCACTGTTAATACGCTTGGAGATTTACCGGTGTCAGCAGCGTTGAACGATTGCTACTTTGTGGTAATGGTTGATGCTTATATGATTTGGAACTACAACCCTGATGCTTATGTGTTCAGTTGGATATTTCATTCCAGAAAATTTACTTCAGAAATTAAATCGGGCGAAGATCCACAAACGATCAGCAGTGAGATTTGTCCGTTGATGTCGGTAATAAAATATGATGCGTTAAGTACTAATGATCGTGTTTGGACTATTCCCGCAAGTCATCAACCCTCACGATTTGAAAGTGCGCCTGAGATGTTTCAAAGTGAATGGAAACCAGGCATCGCCTGGTATCATGGCCTTAAAAATGACAGCAATGGAAATACTTATCCATTTGCTTCATCCGGAATAACTGATCATGCAGGCAACCTGATACCTGGCGCTGAACTCGCGCTAACGCTTGACGGAGCAAACAGCCTGTATGAAAAAAAATGGAAAACATACCTGAACTGGCGCATCACGGCCAAGCCGGTTAGTGCTGCTATCATTCCTGACCATACATTTCTGCGAAACCTGAAATTTTCGCGCAAAGTAAGATTCAATGGTGTGCGTTACCTCATTGCTGAGGCACGGGGTAATATCACAAAAGATGGCCCGGATGTTTGGGAACTCTCGTTGCTTGTCGATCTATAAATCACTATTAATATTGAAAAGCCTGCCTGATCGGTAGGCTTTTTTGTTATATTTGCCCTGTCCAGATATTGTAAAATGAAATACCGCTTGCATAAGTGCACCGTAGGGGTGCGCGGTACTTTACAGTATCTGGACAGTATGCGAGCGGTATTTTTAACTAAAACTTACTACCATGTCAGATAAGTCCAATCTGAGTAAAATTGTGAAGTTGCTCCGTGAATCATTCTCACCAACTTCAACAATTAAAGAGGCTGATTAGCTCTTTACCTCGAACGAGATTATTTATGCCATTACGGATCTGGACAACAGCATCAGTAAGGAAGAATTAACAACATTTCACCGAATAATGGTTGATGTTGGCTTTACTTACCTACCTACTGTAAACAACAATGAATTGAAATTCGTATGGATGCTTAAAACTTCAAGCCATTCAGAAAGTCAGGTTTAAAGTCGAGTATCTTTTGCGATCGCTCGCCAAAATGCCTACGCACGTAATGAATTGTGCTTTCGAAATTGGTGTGCCCCAGATGGCTCATTAGTTCGGCCAGCGTTGCACCTGATTCGAGTAATTTACCGGCTCCGGTGTGCTTGAAGCTGTAGAATTTGTAAAAATCAGGGAACCCCAGAATTTTCTTAATCACTGAGAATGTTCGATTAAAATAATTCACTCCCACCGGATCGGGTCCCGGCTTCCCTCCTCTTCCAAAAATAAAATAAGTATTAGGATAACGAGATAACTCAAGATGTTCAGCGAGTTCAACTAAGGCTGTTGGCATAGTGATTACACGCGATCTTGTTTTTGCTGTTTCATCTCTTATATACGCCATCTGCCTTGCTAAGTCAACATCCTGAACATGCATAAGCCGAAGCTCGCGATTAGGCCTGGTAAATAACAACAATTGAAAGAAACTTGCTGTCAGCAACTGCAGATCATGCACCTTGGTATATTCGATATACTTTAACATATCCTTGTCGGTGATTGGCCGGGCAGCGTTATCAACCCGCTTCATCGCCTTAGGTGTGTGATGAACAGGATTCGTTGAGATGATTTTCTTCTCGTGAAAATACTCAAACATATTATGAAGGTTCTGCCGGTATTTGTGAACCGTCACTTTGTCGAGCATACGAACATTGATCAGGTACTGAAAGAAACTGATAACGATTTCATTGTTTATTTCGCCAAGCCTGAGTTTTGCATGATTGTTTTTTTCCATCCAGATGACGAATAGCCTGGACTTACTCACATAAGATTCGTAAGATTTTGGGGTAATCTCTGATTTTTTGAATACCAGATAGTCAGATATATATTTTCGTATATGGCTGCTGTCGCGCCTGTCATTACCAGCTGCAGCTGCAAGATGTACGTATTCAGTTTCGTCTTTATAAATGTACTGATCATCAGACCATGGCCTCCATCCAGCCATGAGTTTTAATTTAAACCTGTTTTTTATTTTTTCGGCATGAGTAAAAATGTCCGATTCAGACTTACACTTAGCGAAACCGGTATAAATTCTGAATCGTTCCATCTGATCAGAGGAAGGATTGAAACATCGGTATTCAACAAAATAGTTGCCGGTACCTGATTTAACCAGGTACGGCAACTTGACATCAATCTGCTTTTTCATAGGACAGTTTTATGCGTCCCCACGCCAATTCTGTCTGAAAATTTGGCAGCTTTTTGTCTATTTTTTCGTAACACTCTGATAAGTAGAGTTTTACGATGTGATTGTGGAACTGGAGGGAAGCTCATTTTTATTACTTAATTAACTATATATCAACTACTTATTTTTGTCTGTTTTGTCTGAATTTTGATAACCTGTCTATTTCTGTCTGATTTTTTGAAGCCTATTACCAATTAATTTCTTTATAAAATCAATTGTCGTATCTGGGTTGCTAATTCTGCTGATATCGAAATCGTGATGATCCATTTTCATTGTGCAAATCAAAATTGCATGAATGATATTTTCATCATTCATTGGTAAACGATCCAATATGCCTGTGTTATTTCTCAACAAAGAGATGTTTACACCATCCAGATTAATAGAATAAACGTCATTTTGGTAGAATGCAAGTTCAGTTGATCTAAGTTTCTCGTTTCCTGAAGTAATATCTTCAAAACCAAAATATTCAAGTAATCTTTTATAATCGGGTAAGTAGTCTGTAGAGTTCATCTATTTAGTCCAGTTAACTGTTACTATTCATCAACTTACCTATCTCCCGGTTCAATTCTGATATCGTTTTATCCTTCTCACTGATCATTCGCTTCAAAATCTCGATTTCAAATTTGAAATTATCGTAGTTTGTACTCTTCTTTATATTGTACTCAACTGCGTTTTCACTCGCTTTCAACTGTTCCTCGGCCGAGAAGAAAAAAGTAATTGGGACATTATAAAAACGTGCCAATCCTTCTAATTGCTTTACCGTAAGTGTTTGATTATTTATTACATAGTAATAGCCCGACTTAGTAACATCGAGTATTGTAGCCATCTCATCGATGGTTGATCGATGTTTATTTTTTAGTAAAGTAATCTTAGAGTAATCCATTGTTTTACAGTATTATATGATTAGATATATCACTTAACTAAAATATTTATTCCAGTTTACTTGACTTTTTATAATTCTTTACTTTACATTTGCGTTGTAAAAGATATAACAAACGTGAAACGATATGCAAGAGGATACTAACACACAAGTCAAAATAAGCTTTGCAGCTTATTACAGTTTTGTGGACACGATTAAGAATGATCTCCGCTCGAAAATCAGCGAAGCACTCGAGATTAGTTCCAAAACATTCTACAACAAATTAAATGCGGATAGCTGGTCAAATATCGAACGAGTTAAAATCGAAGAGATATTTCAGGAACATCTTAATAACCTTAATTCAAAACTGAATCAGAATGTTTGAGATATATTGGAACCAGGGCTGCACGATGCTCCTTGTTGAGGATCTGACATTAGGAATTGTAAAACGATTCGATGAAATGTCGTTCGATTTTATTCAGCGTTTCGATGCCGCGACTGCCGAATCGAGGCCTGCAACATATAAAAAGTTGTGCGAAGAATGTGGATCAGGACCACAGGCCGCATACAAAAGAATGTTCACATTTTCGGCCTGCAACTTCAGTACACAAGATGGCCGGCCGGATATCGATCAGGATTTTATCATTGTCCCGGAGCGGGTGCAATGCCCTATCAGGCATAAATGCACGCTGGGATATTGCAATTTCGAAAGTGACCTATCGAAAAGGGAAATTGATATTGTGAAACTATTTGCCCAGGGCTTTAGCGAACACAATATAGCATCACAGCTGTTTATTAGCCCTTCCACCGTTCACAATCACATCACTAACATTTATAACAAGTTAGGATTTACAGGCTCACAGCATCCCGACCGGTTGCTGGTGAGTTATTCATATAACAATAAATTAATTAAGTAATAACCTGCGTCCCCACGCCAAAACTGTCTGAAAGATGAAAATCAAACTAAAAACATTTGTCATTTTGTACTCGATCATCACCGGATCGGGTGAACACCCAAACAGGAAGCTTATTGAAGGCACTGATAAAGCGGATGCCGAAAACAGGTTAAAGGCCTTGTTTCAGCAGGATGGAGTTACGGAGTTCATTATTAATGACGTAATTCCACAGTGATATGACCATACATGTTTCGAAACTCAAAGGACTGGAATACCTGGTAAACGGTAAAGTTGTTACCACCTATGGCAATGTGGTTGAACCACAAGGTGTTCTTATCAATGAAGAGCCAAAAGCGCTCGCCGATTTCGTGAAGGCTACCGAAACCCTGAAGATCCGGAGCACAATCAGATCGATATGACACGCCCAACATCCGGCAAACTTGTCTTCATCGATAATGCTACCAACAAAACGATAGTGTTACGCGAAGGCCAGTTCAGCCTGTTAAATTACATCAAAAAGACCTTGAAAAAGGATCCGCAGTATCACAAAGGGAAGTTAAAACTCACATATTAAACCTGCATGATCAAATGTCGTAAACGCCGTTACCAATCAAGAAAGATTGCACGGCAGGTGAGGCGTAAGGTTGAGCGCCGGCAGCACACCGAACTAACAATCTATTACTGCAGCGAGTGTGATGCTTTTCATTTCACATCGATGCCTGTGCAGCAATCGCGCGAATATCAAAGAATTAAACAAAAACAATTACAAACATCAACCAACCAATAAAAATTAGCCAGTTACCTTAAATCATATTGATATGCAACAAATTCAGTACATCAAAACGAATCAACTCCACGAGAGCTCTATGAATCCCCGCAAGGAGTTTGATCAAGCCGGCATTAACGAGTTGGCAGAAAGCATCCTGAAACTTTGAAACATATCAGTAAATAACTTCAATATGAAAGTAATTGTAGAGCAATTCAAACATATCATTTCCATAAGATTGGTCCCTGAAAATATGCGTGAGGCAATTGGTTTGATTGACTTTTCATTGAACGTGAAGGATGAAAAACCGGATGTAATGTTTTCATTAAATACATCAGAACCTTCTTGCTCAATATATCTCAAAAAAAGAGACCCAAAGGTTCAAAAAACAATCATCAGAAATAAATCAAAATAGCCATGAAAGAAAGCCCCATCTTATTCACAACCGATATGGTACAAGCCAATCTCGATGGAAGAAAAACCATGACCAGAAGAATAAAAGGTTTAGAGGAAATTCCTGTTAATGAAGATGTTTTTACAAAATATGAATACAAAGGCTTAGCAGAAGGTTTACCCAATACACATTGTTTCGCGAGATTATGGAGAAATAATTGGGTTGAAACGTACCACGCACATTGTCCTTACGGAATAGCTGGCGATATCCTTTGGGTAAGAGAAAATTTTCTTAAACCTCCTGTAATTACTTATAAAATGTTGCGTGATGGCGCTGATACATGGCCTAAAATAGATTATCAGGCCTCATGTTCTGAAATTGAAATTGATCAATATAAATCATGGGGATGGAAACTTAAACCTTCCATCCACATGCCAAAAGATTACGCCCGCATTTGGTTGCAAATTATCAATATCCGGGTTGAAAGGTTACGGGATATTACCGAAGAAGATGCAAAAAATGAAGGTATTCAGATAAAACCTTATGGATCACCACCGTTTTTTTGCACTTTAGATTATTCCTGTAAACCGGCTAAAAATGGGTTTATACCTGGTTTTTGTGCCGATACCGGCGCCCAATTCAGGGAAAGTTTCAAAACACTTTGGGAATCAATCAACGGATCTCATTCATGGTGGGAAAACCCATGGGTATGGGTAATCTCGTTCAAAGTGTTATCCACAACTGGTAAACCTGAAACTTTTCAAACCATATACCCTATACCCCTATAAACCCATCAACCCATCAACCAATATGAGATTCAAACACCAGTGGCTTTCAACCCATAATTTCTCAGCAGTGGCCGTGCCGGTTGGTTCGCTGAAACTCGAACGCGATGAGAAAAACAATCCGCTTCCGTTCGAACTTGAGCAACGCGATGGCTCAGTGATCAAAGTGCAGTATAGCGATCACTTCAGCTTCCCGGCACATGATCTGCCGGCAGCACTAACCAAAGCGCTGTTCGGTATCGAACCTGACCGCATGCGCACGATAACCCTGCGCGATTATCCCGATTTCGCCAGGCTCGAGGCATCGGCACAAATTATTCACTATATGATCGTAAACCGGATATGAGATATATCGACGCCGAAAAGATTTACACAGGCACCAACCAGGGCCTGACTATTTTTCAACACTATTACCCCGGCGTCGATTTTACACGGCCTGGCATATTTGTAAAAGTTCGTGATATTGAAAAAACAGCCTCGGCACGCGTTGTTTGGTACAACAACAGCTGGCGAATAACCGATTTCGGAAACAAAGAAGAAGTCAATAGTATGCGTGGCATTGAGTTCGTTGCTTATCGCGAAAAGCTGCCGTATTACGATGCCCTTCTTTTTATCGAATCAGTTATTTTACATCAAAAAATTGATGGTAAAGATTTCGTAAAAACGCGCTGGCAAGCCGATTACGAAATGCGTGAAATGAGCCCTGATGACAAAAAAGGCACCTATAATTTCATTTACAAAGACCATCCTACGGCTGACGATCTTAGCGCCTTTGGCCGCTATGTTACAGAAGATACCCTCGACCTGTTTAATTGCAAAACCGTGTTGCAGTATGAATACTGTGGTCCGAGTAAAAAATTAAAACGCGATGTGGTGCATATTTATAAATCGAATAAAGATTATCCTGTTTTCGTGTTCGATTATGGCGATTTCAAAAAACTGTACAAACCGCATGAACAGGATAAAACATACCGGTTCCTTTATGTTGGCACAAAACCAACCGACTATGTTTACGGGCTCAAGCAACTCGAAAAATGTAAAAATGAATTTGTGGATCCGGAAACCGGCGATGTAAATCTGCCGGAAGAAAAAGAGCTTGCCCTGGTAATTGATCTTTTTCGTTGTTCAGGCGAATCAGATGCGTTGAACTTAGCCTCGTTAGGGTTTCATGTGTATTGGCTCAACAGCGAAAGTGCTGAGCTTGACTACAAAACATTCAAAAAATTGAACGATCTGTGCCAGAATCATTACCAGATCATGGATTTGGACACAACCGGGCAGGATTATGCACTGAAAAACGCGCTCAAGCACATCAAACTATATTCGATAGAGTTGCCCAAGTGGTTGAAATACAAAAAGGATTTCCGCGGCAACCCGTGTAAGGATCTGAAAGATTTCATCAACCTGGCAGGTGACGATTTTGACGGGACTAACTTTGAGTTCCTGGTATTGAAACGAGGCGCACGCCGTGTGATGTTTTGGGATAAAAAGGTGGACGAGAAAACGAAGAATGTTACCTACAACATCAACATGGAATTCTTCTTCTTTTTCCTGCGTGCCAACGGCTTTTATCAAATGGAATCGGTGTATCACAAAAAGGCCGGTTACTGCTATGCCTATATTAAAGGTAAAGTGGTGAATCTGATTCATCCTGATGACATTAAACGCCTGATCAAGCGGTTTACAAAGGAATGGGTGAAAGGGCGCAAGCTGATGGATGAAATTGCAATCCTGAATAAGATCAACACCAGCGCCCAGCTTACTGAAGGCAATATCGAAAGCATCGATATGATTGATCTGAACTTCAAAAATTATGATCGCAACACCGAATACATTCATTTCCGCAACGGATCTATCCGGGTTACTTTGGATGAGATAAAACGTGTGCCTCACAGCGAGTTGCCAAACAATATACTTGGCCTGCTCGATATGAACACGAAAAAGATTTCGCACCTTATCGATCGCGATATCCGTATGTTCGACAAACCGGCTATTGAAGTATCTGCATCGCCCGAATTTAAATTATTACTCGAAGAGCTTGAAGCTTGCAAGGATGATACTTCACGCGAAAATGTGAATTCAAAAATTTCAGAGCTGCCTGACATTGATAAATACACCGTAACAATCAATGACGAGGATTTTATTTTCGTGAAATTCCTGCGCGACCTGGCAGCCATACACTGGCGTAAGGAGATCGAAAATAAAGAGAAATTATCGATACAGGAAATTAAAGAACAAAACCTCACATTAGCAAACCTGATGTTTGTGTTGGGCTATCATTGTGCGCAGTACAAAGATCCTGGCAAGCCCTGGTTAACATTCCTGCAGGACAATCGTATATCGGATATCGGCACCGCTTCCGGAAGGTCGGGTAAATCGGTTTTAAGCAAAGCACCAACTTATGTCAGAAGTTCATTCTACAAAGGCGGACGTGTGCTGAACGACAGAAACCAATACCAGTTTTTTTATGATGGATTGACCGAATTTCACGATTATATCGAAGTTGACGATATGCACGAATATGCCGATTTTGGATTCTTCTACACCCAGGTAACCGGCAAGCGTGAAGTAAACCCCAAAAACTATACCCCCATCACACTCGATTACGAAGATTCCGGGAAGATGTTGATCAGTTCAAACTACGAGCTTCAGAATGTGGACAGCAGCACGATTGGCCGTTTACTTAACTGCTCAGTAAGCGATTACTACCACGAAAAAACGAAGTTCAACGATTACCACGAAACCCGGTCGCCGCTTACCAAGTTTGGTCGCCGCATTTATGATGATTTCACGGATGAGGAATGGTTGAAATTTTACAATTTCACAGCCTATTGCATCCAGCTGCAGATGCGTTTTCATAAAATTCAGCCGCCGGCCGGCAACATCGAGAAGCGGCAGCTGCGCCGGGCAATGAGCCAGGGACTTGGCCGCGATGAAGAATTTTTCCGCTGGGCGAATGACTATTTCATTAAAGCACCTGCTGAGTACATCGATCAGTTCAGCATTGCTGAAAACGGGTATTTCAATAAATTCATATTGCGTAAGGTGGCCTTTGATACTTTTACTGAAACACTCACCAGCAAACAAAAACACGAATACAAGGAGGGCAAGTTTAAGAAGCATCTTGAGGCCTGGTGCGACTATCACGAACACGAGATGAACCCCGAAAGTGTGTGTACGGATATCGTGAACCGGCGCATATTAAAATCAATCGACGGTAAAACAAAAGAACTTTTTTACATAGCCAGGCGCACGAATCAGGGTGATAGTTTATCTGTTATTGCCCCCCTCCCCCCGGTTACTGATGAGGATCCATTTTAATTGTAATTAATATAAATGTAAAAAAATGAAAGATCAATACACAAAACAATGGATTATAGATAATTCCATTGAAATCTGCTCACAATATGAAAACGGTGTTCTTACTTTACGTTCTCTTCACTATCAATTGGTTGGATTAGGGATGACTAATGATATCCAGCATTATAAACGTGTTGTAAAAGCAATGATTGATGCCAGATGGGATGAATCAATTCAATTTGAACAGTTTAGTGATCTTGACCGTGAAATGTCAGGTTCAACCGAATACAGTCCTGTTATTCTTGATGATGAAATAGAACATGGGAAAGACCAGATTCGTGCATGGATGAATCATTATTCGCGGAACAGATGGGAAAATCAGGATTATTATATTGAAGTATTTATTGAGAAAAAAGCCCTTCAGGGAGTTTTTACCAAACCATGTAGAAATTGGGAAGTTGCCCTGGGAGCTTGTAAAGGTTATCCTTCACTCACTTTTCTTTATGAAACTTCATTACGATTTAAGGCTGCTGAAAGTGAAGGTAAACAATTAGTTATTATCTATTTTGGCGATTATGATCCTTCAGGCGAAGATATACCAAGATCAATTGACGAAAATTTAAAACGATTTGGAGTCATGGTTCATATTGACAGGATCGCCCTCATGGAAGAGCAGGTAATTGAATGGAAATTACCACACGCACCTGCCAAAGAAACCGATTCAAGAACCGCAAACTGGACTGGTTTGGGTCAGGTTGAACTAGATGCTGTGAAACCGGAAAAGCTTCAGAGCATGTGCAATGAAGCAATACAAAAGTATTTTGATGAAGAAAAGTATGGTGCGCTTATCGAAGAAGAAGAAACCGAGCGCGAAGAATATCGTCGCGAATTGAAAATTTACGTTCAATCAATTTAAACCCATCAACCTATAAACCTATCAACCTATAAACCAAAATGACCCACAAAGAAATCGATAAAATCATCTGCCGGCATTTTGGCACCACCATCAAGGCTATACACAGCAAAAGCCACGCCGAAGAATCGACCTTGCCGCGCTGTGCTGCCATGCTGCTTTGCCGCGAGGTGCTTGCCTATAAATACTACCGCATTCAGGAAGCGTACAATAAGCGATCACATGCGACAATCAGTAACGCGCTGAAAACCGCCCGCAATATGATTGCTACAGATTTAATATTCAGGGCCTGCTACAATGTAGCACACCGCGAAGCTATGGAGTTGCTTCCTCAACTAACAAAAGCGAAACAACGCTACAACCTGCATTACCGTTTGCGTGAGAAAAAAGTGAACATAATCACCAAACATAAAACCGTGAGCATACTACCTGATCAGGAAGCTGTAATACGTGAGCTACAGCTAAGCCGGTTGCTCAGCAAGCATAATTATTCTATCCAATACGCGATTTTATGATCAAAATCACAGGCTATTACGAGTACAACGGTTCAAAATCGACCTTCAAACGGATGCGTAATCATGTCCCGGACAAAAAACTGGAAGAATGCCGCTGCAGGATGGAAAAAGAAACCGGTCATCAGATATTATTTGTTAAACAATTCAGAACAAAGTAAAATGGAACTACAAATTATCAGACGAACAACCCAGCAGATCACCTGCATGGCCTGCAAAGGGGAAGGCCAGCATTTTGACAAGCATATATGTTACATCTGCAATGGAACGGGCAAAATTCCAATACAGATTGAAGCTGATATTACTCCTCTGCTTGAGAAAATGAAGAGATACATAGACAGAGAAGAGTTCAAAGAGATATTTACTGATAAACCATGACAAAGAAAATATTAGTATTCGGTCATGTCGACCATGGTATATCAAGCTTAGTGCTTGCCAGAATGAAAGAAACATATGGTGAAAATATTATTCTTGTGACCCCAGAGGAAGCTAAAGAACAGGGCCTTAAAATGGAAAATTTTGCGAACATACCTACAATGAAAATAACAGCTCCGCCAATAATACCAGTTGTTCAACTCAGGCAGTATAAAACAGGGAAAGAACTTCGAAGAGAAAAACGTATGAAAGCACGAAACATTAATAAAAAATAGACCCCATGCCCGAAATACCAGACACCCAAAAACCATTATCATTTGAAGTGCATCAGCTTGACAATGATGAAATAGTTGGTACAATCACACTCGAAGAAGACACACGCATCAATTACCTGTGTGGCACAGAGCAAGACAAGGCTAAAATAATAGCCTGGATGACTGACAGTGCATCAGGGCATTTCAATAAGAAATGTTATGTATGTGAGTATGAACCCGTGTTTGATAATATAAAACCCAAGCTCCCCACTAAAAGGTTAATCGTGATAACGGATGAACTTTCTATAGACCAGGCAAAAAAAACGGCTATTACAAATGGCAGTAAGATTAAGCATCCATTTTTCGATATACATGAATATATCTATTTTAAAAATGGAGATTGGTTTGATGAGAACGATCGTATGCTGAGTGAAACATTTTGGTATAATATGGGTGAAAAATGGCAAAATAATTGGACAGCTGTCGATTAGAAATAAACTGGCCCGGCATTCCGGGAGTGATAAATAAATAGCAAAATGAAAATAAAATCACAAATAAATGAAAAAGGTTGGTCTTTGGTGCAAAGGATTTACGCTACTCGTTGTAGGCGTGAGGTAGAAATTACTAATCTAATTCTAAAATGGTGGGATGAGGAGAAAGAAAAGTCGCTTGATAAACTTGAACAACTACTCGAAAAAGATAGTATGGAAAGTTTGGCTGGTGGAAAAATTATCAGTATGCGCAATTCTCGTGGCAAATATGTCAGTCCCCCACATCACCGGGAATATGAAATTAGTTTTATGAAACCAAACAGAGCGGCTTTTATTGTTGTCGGTGAACCTTTTGCAGTTATGCCATTACCGGCTTATTCATCTTAAATTTAAAAACGTAATTCAATCAAAATGGACCCAAAAGAGAAAATCGAAAAAGAACTGTTAAAGGCAATGAATGCCATTGACGAAATGCAACATTTAGTATATCAACTTCCCGAAGAAGAAGGATATCAGGATTGTTTCATGTCAAACTTAATTGATATGAAAGGCAAGCTAAAACGCTTTTTGAATAAGGATTTTGATAGCTTAGCCCGTCAACGATCTAAAGTTTCGAGTTAATATTATCCATATCTCCAAATGCTTGCGATATTCGCTAGGTAATTGCACATCAGCACTTTAAAAGCCACCTTTTCCGGTGGCTTTTTCATTATGTGTGAGCGCAGCGAACTCCATATTATTTTCCTTTTGCTGCGCATTTCCGGATCCAGCAAACACGAGTAAAAAGGCGTTTATTTTGGTTTCCAACTTTTTGCCGTTGCCCCCCTCTCCCCTTATCCTATTATTTTATTGTAATTTGTAATTTTATAGTATAACTGAAAGAAAATCAAATAAATACGAGATTACAAAAAAATTACAAACGCAATTTTAATTTGTAATTTTTTTGAGTTTGTAATTTTTCTCAGGCTGAATTCCGGCTTCGCTTAGAAAGGCTGAAAAATTTGTAATTTTTGTAATTGCTCACTATCAGTCAGTTGCAAAAAATTACAAATCAATTACAAACCGGTTTGTAATTTGTAATTTAATTGATACATAGTAAGTTATAAACCAAAAAAATGAAAAATTACAAACTTTTGCGATTTTCCGGCGATTTTTTAGGGGTAGGATATTTTTTAAGTGTTTTCGACAGGTCGAAAACAATCGGTTTTGTTTAGGTTAATCTAATTTTCAATCAGGTATTTTTACGCACATGAACATGATCAGTATCCGGGTTCCAACGTATTCATACCTTAAAAAATTTGCCCAAGCCCGCTATTCATCAGGTAAGGACAATATCTGCGTTTCAACATCAAAAAGCCCGGGCATTGTGATGTGGAAAATACTGAACCGCAAAAATTACCGGCCATTCAAAACAATCGATCCGCATTATGACACTCACCTGGTGTTTATGATATCTGAACGTTTTTATAACAATTCAGGCTTCTTCCTTTCAGCCGAAAATACCTTCATTTTTAACCGTTACCTGAAACATCAGTTTGATGAATCAATGTTTGATCATATTACCATCAACGCCTATTCAGGACTTTCGTCGAACATCGAACGACAAATATTAGATTATCTCGAGTATTACAATATTTCTGAATCGGAACGATCGCTTTGCTCCATTCTTAAAAAGTTTCAGCGCTGGCGAAACGAACGTAAAGTGGTTATTTAGAAAAATCATAAAAATATTTTTGTCCGTTTTGTCCGGTAACGAATAAAGCACTGTTTTTCTCTATTTACCCCCAGCATTTTTAATGTCCTTTTCATTTTTAATCGCCTGATTCATCTTTGACACGAAATTTTGAATCATGCTTATTAAAACTATCGCATACAAATTAGCCTTATCCGATTTAAACTGGATTCATATTCCGATTCAGATTGATAGTGCTATTTACCGCGAAGTTTCGTCGCTGGTTCGCCAGGGCACCCTGATTGATATACAATGCACAGCTTATGTGCCTACGTTATACGTATCCAGAGATGTTCTATATCAGAAACTATCAGCATCAGGGGCATTGTTTCTACTTATCACAAACACTGATCATAAATATTACGTGGGAACCGATTTTCTGAAGGCCACTTTTACTTACGAAAAGTTGGATGGCGATAAACCGGGTTCAAAATCGGGTTATAACATCAAAATTGCTTTAAAATCAACGCCTGACGCGCTTTCAAAGTCCTTTGTATCATTAGGTGAAGAAATTATTATTGTCATACCAGATTAACAAAAAAGATGATTTTACATCCATATCTTGCTTCTACAATTCTTAACGAGCCCTGGGCTATCAATCCCGAGTTTATAGCTGGTTATGCTCCAATCATCAGTAATATTCTGAACAATAATATTGCTTTCGAACGTGGCGAACCTGTGTTGCCTTTAGTAATTTCTTCTTCCTTCAATTCGATTGATGAAGATGGAACTGAAATAAAAGAAACGAGAAGCGTTCAGGTGATCAAAATTTCTGGTGCCCTCACAAAAAACAGTCAGTTTTGCGGACCGGCCGGGATGGATCAGATAGGATCGTGGATAAAACAGGCCGATAATGATCAATCAATCGACAGCATGTTACTCAAATTTGATACTCCAGGCTCAACCGTTGCCGGCGCCGAAACATTGGCCAACATCATCAAAGAAACCAAAAAACCGATTCTCGCTTTCGTAGATGACTTATGCTGCTCTGGAGGTTATTGGCTTGCTTCACAATGTGACGAAATTATTGCCAATAACACAACCGCCCAAATTGGCAGCATTGGTGTGTTGCTCACCTTTATGGATGTGCAACCGGCACTCGAAAAAATGGGAGTAAAATTTCATTCAATTACCGCACCACAATCGGTTAACAAAACCAAAACCTTTGATAAGCTGCGCGCCGGCGATTATGAAGAGTACAAGACCAACACACTTCAGCCGCTTGCACAAAAGTTTATCGATACCGTAAAAACCAACCGGCCAAAAGCCGAAGACAAGCATTTTACGGCTGATGTGTTTTTTGCCCAGGATGTGGTTGGTACATTGATCGATTCGATCGGAAATATTGATACTGCCATACAACGTGCGGCAACACTTGCAACCGTTTCAATCACTGCTCACTCTAATCCCCCTCAAATAACAATGAAAAAACCCGAGTACAACCGGCTTGCAAAAGCCTCAGGTGTGCCATCGCTCGAAACCGATGATGGCAGCATCAACCTCACTGCCGACATGGCCCAGGCTGCTGAAGCTGCGCTCGAAGCGCACGAAACAGCCCAGGCAGATCTTCAAAAAAAGATCACAAACCAATCCACAGCACAAACACGCATCACACAACTCGAAGCCGAGCTTCAAACTGCTACCGAGCGTATTGCTGAACTCTCAAAAGGCGCCGGAGCTGATTCGGCTATCATAAAAAAAGAAACCGATGGCGCTGACGAGTCAGTATCAGGTGACAGTTTCTGGGATCGTTTCAACGCTTTGTCAACCCTTAATTCTTAATAACGTGGCTATCTCAATTCATCAATCATTAATCGATGCCGGTACCAGGTACCGCAAAGATTTACTCACTCAGCCGGTAGCAGTATTGGCCGAAGTGCTTCAGTACATGTCAATCAAAACCGGCCTTCAGGGCAAGGAAATTGGTGGCATCCTGAACACGAATGCCGAACTTCGCCCGTATAAAACGGCCAAGGATCTCGCAGCTGATGCAACTACCATCGTCCCTTACGAATGGGAAACATTCCTGGGCGACGTTGTTAAGGAATTCGATCCGAATGCAATTTTGGGAACTCTTTACACCGAACGCACTGCCAAAAAACCAACCGAACGCGAAATCGCCCGGTTAGTTGCGTTGGAAATGGCAAAGAAAGTTGGCGAAGCATTGTATAATGCAATGTTTCCAGCCGTTCGTAATGCTGCCGGCCAAACAACCATGGATTTATTCAATGGTTTCAGTACCCAGATTACAGCTGCCATAGTAGCGAACAAACTCACCCTTGCTTTGAAAAACTTCCAGGATATTTCTGCAGCCCCCACAACCGTGTTGAATGTTGGCGATCAACTGAAAGCTGCATGGCGTGCCCTCGACCCGCTTTTGAAAAAGCAAAAAGTTAACCTGTACATGCCAACATCAATTCTCGAATTGTATGAAGACTGGTTCCAGGTTGAATATGGTCATGCACCATGGAATACCGATTTCACACAGCGCAAGCTGGTTGGATCGCAGGGTAAATGCACATTTGTTCCGTTGGACAATATGGAAGGTCAGGATTACATGATTTTCACAGTTCGTGAAAACATGAAAGTTGGTGTTGACCAGGAATCAGATAAGGAAGATGTTCGCATCCGCGAATGTGACAATCCAAAAGCAGTTCAGTTTTTCATGATGGCTTATTTCGGAGTTGGTTTCGATAACCTGGATAAGTCATTCATGAATGTAATTAAATTCAGCTAATCCCCGGGAGGTATAAAATGGGAATATTTGCATCACTTAAATGGCTCGACGGACAGGTAAATCCGTCTGGTATCAAAACGCGGGTTTTCTGGGCGCCTAAAACGCACATCTTAACCCATCCTAAAGTAATTGCTGTGCCATTAACGGCCAGTGATTATGTAACCCTTGCCGGTGATTATGGTATGGCAGTTGGTAAAACATTTTTCGAACTTTACTCTACCCAGGGAAAAGGAAAAGTGGATTTTGAACCGATAGGCGAAAAAGACCACAAAATGTTCGTTAACAAGGGATCGTTCAGTTTTCCTGACATTAGCGATGACGCCAAATCCATGGCAAAATCAAACATCAACAGCAATGTTGTGCTTGTGGCCCTGCTACCGCACGAAACCGAATTCCGCGCCGTAGTCATTGGCGAAGAAGATTGGGACACAACGGTAACTTTTAAGGGTACTTCGGGCGACGCTGCCGGTTCTGCCAAAGGCTTAACCTTCGATATTGAAGCCCCTTCGGTTAATCCGTTGCCTTCATACAAAGGCGCCATTGTTTTACCTGATGGAACCTACGACTGCGAAACAGGTGTTTTCACACCAACTGTATAAACCTATCATCAACTAACAAACCTGGTCCGGTAACACGGATCAGGTTTTAACTTTAAAACAATGCAAGAAATAAAAGATTGGCTACAAAGTGAAACAAAAGACTTCGAGGCAGGTCTTTTATTGTTTCAGAAATATTCGCGCAACCGTGCGATTTTGCTGTATCTGGCCCGTAAAAAGGATATCGATAAGCTTGAGTATGAACTTTCGAAATTGGCTCAGTTCGATAACCTGAAAGCAATCGAACACCAGTCCCCGGTAAGTTCCAACTTCATCAAAAAGCCGGTTGTAGTAACTGAAGATGATGAAGTGCACAAAATCATGCAGTCGCGATCAGTGAAACGGGAGGATCTTCCGGAAGAACTTCAGGTGATTTATGATGGCATTGCTGATACTTACAAGCTTCAGCGTGTGTATCATGAAAAGATGAAACTCGCCACTACCGATGAAGCTCGTGCCGAACTGCGTGAAAAGGTGGTTGAATGTGATAAGATGATTAAATTTAGCTGGAACCAGATTGACGAAGAGATCGCTTTACCTACTGATAAAGTGGAAAATAAAGTTGCTGAACCCGATGTTGCCAAATTGGTTGGCGCTGCCCGCACGTATCTAAGCCGTGCAATAAAAAAATACAGGCCAGAGGACAATGAAAAGATTGTTGAACGTATCGAAACATTGATCCGTTTCAAGGCATCGGTAAAGGCAGAAACAAGGGCAAAACTAATTGAGCTGAATGTTATCAACGAAGACTCAAATCTGCTGGGCGAATGATCAGGCACAGGCAACTATTAGGCGATATCACCTTGTTTCTCGATTTCACTGTTGCCAGCCGAAACCCTTCAAATACCACGTTTGCAGCATTAAATGTTGACCGGGTACTACTCACAAACAACCACAGCAAAACAATGTATATGCGCTCAGGCACTAATGAAATGCTCGCTGTGATGAGCAACAACGCAACCAACAACCAGCGTTACGAATCCGGAACAATATTCAAAAACCATCCGGCAATAAAAATCTACAAAACGCAACTCGAAGCGATGAAACAACATTCGGCACCATGGATGATCTGATTGAAGAATACGCCGCTTTATTGCTCACCATTGATGAGATAGCCATGCTGGTCGACTTGGATCCGGCAGAATTGAGAAGGGAAATACGGTTTGGTAAAACGGATCATGCCAAAGCGTATCACCGGGGTAAGCTTAAAACAATTGTTGAAGTGCGCAAACAAACCGTAATGTTTGCTAAAAAAGGTTCGCCGGCAGCTGAGGCCCTGGTGAATGATTATATAATAAAACAAAAGCAAAATGAGTAGTAGAAAAGTAAATCTCGATAAGTTTCACGAACTCATGTTCAGTGATATCGATAAGCTTACCGAACTTAATCAGCCTGAAATACAACAGCTGCTTCGGTATCGTTTTGCTTTCACAGTACTACTCGAAAAGCCTTCCACATCGGATATTTTGCTGCGCGATGCCCTGATGAATCAATACAACATCAGTATGTCGCAAGCTTACCGCGATATTGCCAACCTGAAAATTGTGCTTCCAAACGTTCGTAATGCCGGAAAAGAGTGGATCCGCTACATTGTGAATGAGGAGCTGAAGGAGGCTATACAAGATGCAAAAACTGACGGAAAACTGAAAGAACGCATCCTTGCCATCTTGGGCCTTGCAAAATACAACAAACTCGATCAGGACGAAGCTGAAGAAATGCCCTGGGACGAAATCATACCTATTGATATTGAACCGACCAGTGATCCTACCGTGCTTGGCATCACTCCGATGGCAAATAAAGATGAAGTGATTCGTCAACTCTACGAAAAGTACAAGGGTGAAATTGAATTTGAAGATACTGACTACGAAGAAATAAAAGATGACTCAGGAAAAGAAATCAATATATTTCAATAATCCACAGCTCGAGTTCCGATACATAGCCGCACACACTTCGGTAGTTGTGGCTGGAAGGCGCACAGGGAAAAGCCATGGCATCAATGCGCCCTGGTTATTGCGTAATGTGCAGCACATGCCACGGTCCGGAGGTGGCATTGTGGGGTCAACATTTCAGCAGCTGCTTACTCGTACTTTGCCTGGCAGTTTGAAAGCCCTCGAAGATATGGGCTACAAACGAAACCTGCATTACTTTGTTGGCCGTAAACCACCTAAAAGCGCTGGTTTCAAGGAACCGGTCATTAACCCCATCAGTTATGATCATGTGGTTAGCTGGTATAACGGCTCGGTACAATACCTGATCAGTCAGGATATCCCCGGAAGTTCCAACTCACTTACTTTGCAATATTTGCTTGGCGATGAAGCAAAGTTTCTGAATTTCGACAAACTGAAAGATGAAACTTTTCCGGCCAATGGTGGTTACAAAGGCCCGTGGGCGAAATCGCCCTGGTTAAACTCGATGCTCTTTACGAGCGATATGCCAACAAGCAAAAAAGGATCATGGTTTCTGTCGTATAAAGACAAACAGGATCCGGAACTGATTGAAATGATCAAACAGCTTGTTTGGAAAATATACGAATTAAAGCAGCAACCGGCCACCGAATGGAACATCCGCAAGCTGAAAGAATATAATCTCAGGCTGGCACAGTTCCGGAGCGTGGCGGTGTATTACCGAGAGTGGAGCACTATCGAAAATGTTGAGATACTTGGTAAAAAGTACATCGCTCAAATGAAACGCGACCTGCCTCCGTTGGTATTCATGACATCGATCATGTGTATTCGACCGGGTAAGTTAAAGGACGGGTTTTATCCTGGCTTGAGAGATTTGCATTTTTACACAGCTTTCGATAACAGTTACCTGCAAAACCTTGATTATAATTTTGAGAAAGCACAGGAAGAATCGTGCTTTCAGGATGCCGATGTGGATCTCACCCGCCCGATCTGTGTTGCCTTCGACTACAATGCAAACATAAACTGGCTCGTTTGCGGGCAAGCCAACGGCACCAAAGCCAATGTATTGAAAAGCTTTTATGTAAAGTACCAACGCAAGCTGCGCGAGGTGGTTGACGATTTTTGCAAGTATTACCGAACACACCTAACCAGGGAAGTACTGTATTATTACGATAACACCGCCCTTGGCAGCAACTATGCCGTGAGCGATGAAGATTTTGCATCTGTTATCTGCAGCCAGTTCGAAAAAAACGGTTGGACGGTGCAACGTGTGCACACCGGCAACCCGCTCAAACACCACGAAAAATACCTGATCCTTGACCAGGCATTTAAAGGGCAGCGATATCTGCTACCCATGATTAATGAACCCAATAATGAAGCCCTGAAGCTTGGCCTTGAGCATACCGGTGTAAAAATTGGGCCATTGGGATTTCAGAAGGATAAAAGCGGCGAAAAACTTGCCGAAACTGAAGAAGATCTATTACAGCACCGCACCGATGGCACCGATGCTTTTGACAATCTTTTGCTTGGCATGTTCTTTTACCCGGCCAGCAACTTCTTTGGTGGCAGCTACAAAGGCAGCTCGGCGGCTATGCCAATTTAAAATCATTCTTTTGTAATTACTTGATTTTTAGTTTTAATTTTGATGGATTAACTAACTAAAAATTAAAATTATGGGACTATTCGACAATTTATTCAAATTACCTGCACAACCTGCATTAACAATTTATAAACCTTCAACGGAACATGAGGCATGGTGTGCAGTTCTTATCGGCGTTATGTCTGCAGATGGCGAAATATCAGATCAAGAAACTGATTTAGTTATGCATCAGTTAGTGTACAAAAAAAAATTCGAAGGGGTTGATATTATTTATCATTACAAAAATGCCTTTTATGCTAATTCTAAATTTGGTGGTAAGGCAATCATTGAAGAAGCTTCAAAAATTATTAGTGAAGAGTATAAAGCTACTTTATTTGCAATGGTAACTGAAATAATTATGATTGATGGCGATATTCAGGAAAGCGAAAAAAAGATACTTGAATTTGTTGCTCAATCACTTTTGATTGATGATGTTACAGCTGAAAAAATTGTTTCTGTTTTTAATATAAGATTTTATGGTAACGTTGTTATTTATAACTAAAAATTAAGGGTATGAAAAAATTATTGTTTATCCTAATGTTCTTGTTTAGTATTATGGTACAGGCTCAAATTCTTAATTATGCTGATTTATCAGTTGGACGGCCACAAGGTCCCTTTGAATCTTACATTTCTAAAACAGGTGATACTTATTCTGTTGGTGATACTTTAGTAATTGGTAATCCATCAGGAACGAATGGCCGTTTTGTTTTCATTTATGATCTTGATGTAACTGGTAGCATGTTTTACCCTAACAGTGGTATTTCACATACAAATTCAGTTATAAAAAAGATTAGAGTTGCGGGGAGTAAACGTGCCGGTTGGAAGGTAAGTTTGCAAACAAAAGGCTTAACTGGTTTAAGTAACCATTTCTTTAATTTAGAAGATGCAATTGAATCCGGTGAAGTTGTTAGTAAAGGTTTTTCGAGTGATGCTGCATTGGCAAAACTTAAAAATGAAAAGGATAAGTTAGATTTAGGTATAATTACTCAAGAAGAATTTGATAAGAAAAAGGCTGAATTGATTAAGTATATTAAATAATTCTCATAAATCACTTGCTTTTCTCGCTTTTGTAATTACATTTGCACCATCAACGCAAGTTGATAGATCAAAAAAAGCGAAATCATGTTCTTAGAATCCTTATTTTATTATTACATAACAGGTAAACCCTGTGTATTGTGCGCCACTTCGGTGGCAGGGCTTCGCCGCCTTGATCCGCAGTATACAGGGTTTTCCTGTGTAAAAATGGAGGATTTACCCAATGTTCAAAACATTGCTTAAAGGCTTGAAGCACCGCAACCGCGAAGCTCGCCTGAATCAAAAAAAACTTAATTTAAATCAGGTACTCACGTACATCACCGACGCTCCGGATTATCAGAAGCGTGCAATCCGCATTAAATTGCAGGAAGGAGGTACGATATGAAAAACGAACTTCAGATTATTACCCAGGGCAATGAAAAGTTTGTGCCAATTAAACCAATTTGCACGCAACTTGGAATCAATTATCCAACACAACTTGAACGCATAAAAAGAGATCCAATTATGGGTTCAGTTGTATCCCTGAGGGGTACAACTGGTGCCGATGGAAAGCATTACGAAATGCAGTGTATTCCTTTCAAATATGCCTTTATGTGGCTATCAAAAATCAATGTTAACAACGTTGAAGAAGAAGCCCGCCCAGGATTGGTTGCTGCCCAAACAAAAGCGTATGACCTGCTTTGGGATTCATTGGTATCGTATCAAAATTATGTTGAGTATCGTAACCACAGCATCGAGGAGCAAATTGCTGTTCGTGATGCGTACCGTATTGATTTTAACCAGGCAAAAGATCGCCTTACCGAAGCCGAACACGAACTAAAGGCACGCCTTGCTGTATCGTTCGACAACTACCTCGAAAACAGATCACAACTTCAACTCAATTTTGATGGTGGAAGCGAGGTGCAATCATGATAAAAGTTGCTAAAGTTATTATGTTTCACCAAAACACAGGGGAAAACCCTATAGATTTCAGGATGCCGGTACGCGTATTTATGAATAAACACGAGGTTGTTGATGAGGATGATAATGAAATAGTACCTGCATTTCGTTTATGGACACTTGATGTTGAGTATCTGGAAAACGATGATGATGATTATTGTTGTTTAAAGCTATCTGAACACAAAGATCATTTTATCGAACTCGTTCCGATTAGTGAAGAAAGCGAGGTGCAATCATGAACGAGAACACTGTTATAATTATTAAGGGCCGGAGCGTATCTCCGGCCTTCATATATCTGGTTAATGAACTAACCGATCATTTCGTTATCGGCGAAGACAACAAATCGATAAAAGATGATTTGTTTGAATTACTTGGATATATAGCAATTAATGCAGCCCGTAAACAACTTGATCATGATTTCACTCGCATCACGAATGCTGCCTTTTACCTTTATCGGTTTGCCGATAAAATAGGGGAACTACCTAAATCTATTAAACTTAACAATAACGATGAGGAATAAAGTATGAAGAACATTTAAGTTAGCTGCGTTGTCTTCTAACTCTTAGCGTCCCCACGCAGAAGCCTGGCCAATTGGTCAGGCTTTTTTTATGCCCTATTGTTAACTTATCATCACTACAACACTTCGTATTACTCATGTAGTTCGAATCCACACAAACAACCCCAATCATTATCTTATATTCAAATGTAATTACAAGCCTACAAAAGGCTAAACACGGCACGCCATGTTTAGATAATTTCTAAACAGGGCAGGCATATTGCGTGAAAATCCCCTTTATGTCATTACAAGGTGCCCTGAGCGCGGTGCGGGGTTTTCCGTTGGACAAAGGGAAATATTTTCCCTTTGAACCTATTAAAATGCCTGATTTTACTGAAAAACAGCATCTTTTTTTTGGGAATTATTTGAGGGCTACCCGATTACAAACGATTACATACGTATGTAAACGTTTAATATACGACTAATCAATTAGTTAGGTTGTATCTTTACGGAGTAATTAAAGCAGGGGCGCCACCTGTAGAATGCACAGTCAAATTAAGTTTCACTTCTCTTTTAAAATATGTAATTATTTGCCATCTTATGTGCTTTTTAATACTTTTACATTCCATTTGTGTTGTAAGTAACAAAGTAACTTCGTAAGATTATGTTGGAAAAAGAGTTTAAATATTATCTTGATCATCAGGATGAACTTGTTAACCTATACAACGGCAAAGTCATTGTAATAATTGGTGAGCAAGTGGTAGACGTACACGATAGCTACGAAGAAGCTATTATTGAATCTCAAAAAAAAAATGAAATAGGTACATTTCTAATTCAAGAATGTGCACCAGGTGAAGAAAACTATACCCAAAGATTTCATTCACGAGTTCGCTTTACCTAATATTTTAAAGGAAATTATATTATCAAAATATTTGCTTGTATATTAAGAGCTTCCTTCAAATGGTGGAAGCTTTTTTTATGTCCTTTTCATTTTTATTGCTCCCAATTATTTTTGAATCCTCATTAATTATTAACCTAAAGCAAAACAAAGATGAAAAATCTGCTTTTCTTTTTCGCGCTGCTCGCCCTGATGGTGATGACAGTGCCCCGGGCGGATGCCGCCGGACCTCCCGATCGCCAAAACGAAATCGTTTTGTGCGTAGATCACGCTGTTACCGTTATTTCTATTGCACCGGTTGCCTGTTTGCCGTTCGTTATTTATAGGCAGAATGACTGGCCACCGTTGCGAGTGCCTGAATTTGGTGATTGTATCGTGTTCGCTACTTATGTGATGGCTCCGGCAGATATACCGCATCCTCCTGATATAATGAAATTGAAGGTGAATGTATCTAAGATCTTACCCAATAGTCATTCAACGTTTTTGCCCGTGCTTCACCCTTCATAATTAAGTTTTGTTTGCTTGTTTTTAAAAGCCCTGCTCCGGTGGGGCTTTTTTTGTGCCTGTTGGTGTGTCCTTTCCCTACAACCACCTGCATTGTATCATTGTTTAAAATTGATCAGCAATGATTCTACTTTCAAACTTGCACAGGATGGTTGAGAAGGGCGCTTTCTCGATCGCTTTTGTGGCCGAAAAAGGCGAAATAATCCACTGCGAACATGCTATTTGCACCAGCTGGCACAGCCGGGGCCGGACAATGAATATTAAATTAATTACCAGCCGCGTGGTGCGCACGGTGCGCCGTTGCACTATCATCGCTTTTAACGATCAGGAGGTTGCATTATGAGTGATATTATTGAGGTTGGCTCGTTGAGTTATTTACCTAAAGCACAAGCAATCATCGCGCAGGGTTCGTCGGTCGATTTTTTGGAGGTGCCGACATCGACCGTTACCCTGGATAAATGGAAGATTGCGCCCTGGGGCGAAATGAATAATCTGCCTGCCGAGT